TACTAATGCATTAGCTTTTCCCTTTCTTCCGTACATTTCTAAAAAAATAAAAGTAACTCCTGAATTTATATTTCATAAAGTGCGTGAAATGATACAAAAATATGATCACATACAATTCCTTTTTGTCAAAGGAAGAAAAGAATCAGTTAGAGTTATAGAAAAAATATTTTTTAGTAATTGTATTTATAAAAAAATTGACTTACAATTGGCCTACGATAAAAAAAGTCTTTAACAATAATGTACCTACATAATTATAGATATAAAAATTCACGCCCTTTTCCGCACAAAATTATAGATCATTTTTTTAATGAAGATGATTTAACTGAGTGCTTGAATTCCATAGAAAATAATATGGAGAATTTAGAGTGGAAGCAGAAAGATTACAATTTTCAAGTTAATAAACGATGGTTAGAAGACCCCAGTGCAATGCCATTCGAAGTTCAAAAAATCATATGGGAACTTCATTCCACTGAATTTTTATATTTCTTAAAACAGATAACTGGGATTTCAGGAATAATAGATGACCCCTTAAATACAGGAGGAGGTATCCATTGCACGGGTCGAGGGGGTAAATTAAACATTCATAAAGATTTCAATTACAACAAAAAAACAAATTTAGTAAGAAAAATTAATGTTTTACTTTTTTTAAATAAAAATTGGAAACCTGAGTGGAATGGAAATTTAGAACTTTGGAATAAAGATAAAACCGAAAAGGTAGTAGACATACCGCCAACCTTTAATAAAATGGTTATTTTTAATACCGATGAAGAATCTTATCACGGATGCCCCATTCCTTTGGAGTGTCCTGAAGACAGGTTTAGATTATCTTTAGCTACTTATTATTATGTTTTTGAACCAAACATGCCAAAAGAACAACAAAGATTGTATTCTCAGTTTTACGATATAGAGTAAAAATGTGGTATTGCCCTGATAAATATAAAAAAGATACGCCCGATATTAACAAAGAGTTGTTGAAGTTAGAAGGTGTACTTGAAGATAAAGAGGCTAAAGTTTCTTTGGCTAAATTTTTATCTTCTAACTTGGGGATTACTACCGAACTAATCTCAGGAATTAAGCTTGCTCCCTTTCAAGAAATAACACTGAAGGGAATGATGAACAGAAATTTTTCCATGTGTGTATGGGGGCGCGGCTGCGGTAAAACTTTTATAGCATCTATTTTTTGTTTTCTGCAATGTATATTTAATCCTGGCACTAAGATTCTTATTGCGGGACCTACTTTTCGTACTGCAAGATTTATTTTTAATAATCTAGAAAAAATAGTCACTTCTAAGGGCGCTGAATTATTACAGCAAGCATTCGCTGCCAAGCCATCCAAAAGAAATGATCAATTTGAATGGTCTATAAATGGAGGCACTATCACCGCCATTCCTCTTAACGGTGAAAAAATTCGAGGTTTTAGAGCTAATATTCTTTTACTGGATGAGTTTTTGTTATTACCTGAAGAGCTAATAAATACTGTTTTAATGCCTTTTTTAGTGGCTCCTCAAAATATGAAAGAAAGATTAGAAGTGAGGACTATGGAAGATGATTTAATAAAAAGAGGTAAAATGAAAGAGGAAGATAGAATGCAGTTTGAAAATAACTCTAAAATGATAGCCCTTTCTTCTGCTTCTTATACTTTTGAAAATTTATATAAAACTTATAAAGAGTGGACTAATAAAATTTATTCAGATGAGAGTGGGGATGCAAATTATTTTATTTCTCAAATGGGTTATGAAGCGTTACCAGAAGAAATGATAGATAAAACAGTAATTGAGGAAGCTCAAGACGGTGGTGCTTCTCATTCTTCTTTCTTAAGGGAATACTGCGCTCAATTTACTGATGGTTCAGACTCTTACTTTAGCGCTAAAAAAATGCATTTATGTACTATACCTGATGGAGAGAGTCCAACCACTTTAGTAAGGGGTAAATCAGATTGTAGATATATTTTAGGTATTGATCCGTCTTTTTCTAATAGTCCTAGCTCTGATTTTTTTGCGATGTCATTGTTAGAGGTGGACGAAAGTACGGGCGAAGGGACTTTGGTTCATAGCTATGCTGTGGCGGGAGGAGATTTAAAACAACATATAAATTATCTTTTTTATTTATACACCAATTTTAATATAGAGCTAATAGTCATTGATAATGCAGGATATCAATTTTTAGATAGTTGCAATGAATCAGAAAACTTTATTAATGCTGGTATAAATCTTAAATTTATAGATTTTGACGCTTCTAAGGATGGGGCTGATTATTTAAAAGAAATAAGAAGATTTAAAAGAGACTTAAATAAAACAGATCACCGCATTTGTTTTAAACAAAATTTTACTAGTGATTTTTTAAGAAAAGCTAACGAACATCTTCAAGCTGCTATAGATCACAAGAAAATATGGTTTGCCTCACGCACAACAGCCAATGGTTCAGCTTTTGACAAGCAATCCAATCATAATATTAATTTAAAGTTAGTTGAAGAAAATAATATTGGAGAATTTATAGAAACACAAGATACTTTAATTTATTCTACAAAAAAACAATGTGCCTTGGTAGAGGTAAAATCTACAGCAAAAGGAACTCAAACCTTTGATTTACCTCAACATTTGAAAAGAAGCACTTCTCCTCATAGAGCTCGAAAAGACAACTATACTACTTTAATGCTAGCTAATTGGGGTCTTAAATGTTACAATGACGGTAAGAATACAAATGAAAATGAAATAAATTCTACCTTTTTACCTCAAATGTTCCGTTAAAAGTGTAATAGTTTATTAATTATGAGTAAGCCTAAGAAAGCCGCAAAAACATCTGCTACTGGGAGAAAACCCGCTAAAAAATCAGCTAAAAAGATGACTAGTACAGCATCTAAGAAAATAGATGAAGATACAACTCCTTTTATGGCTTATGAATCTACTGCAAATATTAACACTGGGTATACCACCACTCGACGTAATAAGTCTGCGACTATCAATCGTACTGATAAATATGCCAATATTTCTAATGGGTTAGTACCATTTAAATATTCTTACGAATATGGAGATAGTAGCACTAAAAGTTTAGATGTTAGAGACGCTGTAATTTTATGTCAAAAAGCTTACTATAATTTTTCTCAGTTTAGAAATGTTGTAGATTTGATGACAGAATTTTCTCTAGGAGATATTTATTTTAGGGGAGCAAGTAAAAAATCTCGAT